CGCCGGGTGCAGGGGTTCAGCACCGACAAGCCGGAGCGCATGGCCGGCATCTCCGGTCAGAACGTCCTGTTCATCCTGGACGAGGCGAGCGGCATCCCCGAGCCGATCTTCGAGGCCATCGAAGGCAACCGGGCCGGCGGCGCCCGCATCGTGATGTTCTCCAACCCGACGCAGACCGTCGGAACGTTCTACGACGCCTTCCACGCCAAGCGTGAGTTCTGGCGCACCTTCAAGCTATCAAGCGAGGACACCCCGAACGTTCGCGCCGGCCGGGTCGTCATCCCCGGGCTGGCGACGGCCGAGTGGGTGGACGAGAAGCGCCGCGAGTGGGGCACCGACTCCCCGATCTACACCGTCCGCGTCAAGGGCGACTTCCCGGCACAGGGGAGCCGCGCCGTGGTCGCACTGGCGTGGCTGACGGCCGCGCAGGACCGATGGGCCGCCACCGAAGAGGACGGCGACCTGGAACTCGGCGTGGACCCGGCCCGGTACGGTGACGACGAGAGCGCCATCGCCCCGCGTCGCGGCAAGAAGATCCTGCCGCTGCAAGCCTTCACCGGCCTCGACGGCATCCAGCTCGCCGGCCAGGTGGCCGCCATCGCCCGGGAACTGAAGCCGGCTCACCAGGCCAAGGTCCGGGTGAAGGTGGACGTGATCGGCGTGGGCGCGTCCTGCGCCGACCAACTCAAAACCTTTCCCGACATCGAGGTGGTCGAGGTCAACGTGTCCGAATCGGCCACGTCGGACACGTACCACCGGCTGCGCGATCAACTCTGGTTCGCTGCTGCTGACTGGCTCAAGGAAGGCGGCGCCCTGCCGCCCGACGACAAGCTGGCCGGCGAGCTGGTGGCGCCCGAGTACTCGTTCGACGCGCAGGGCCGTTACCACGTCGAGCCCAAGGACGAGACGATCAAGCGGCTGAAGCGCAGCCCCAACCGGGCCGACGCCGTGTGCCTCGCGATCTACCGCGGCGACGTGGTCCACGTCGAGCCCGCCGACCCGGACGCAGACACCTACCGCCTCGGCACGGGCCGCGGCTTCTGACCTGACACCCACGAGGACACCATGACGAACATCTACGGCGACGCCCTTGCGCGCAAGATCAAGGCCGACCTGGAGAGCACCACCGCGGGTGTCGGCGCCGCTCTCATCGGCATCACCGACGCCGCCGGCTACACCGCCGCCGCCACCGTCGAGGCCGCGCTTGCCGACATCTACCTGACCAAGCGCATCCACCACGTCCGCGGCGTGGTGTTCGCCAACGTGGCCAGCCTCGCGGCCTTCACGGTCGCCGGCAACGACGGCCTGACCTACACCGAGGGCCAGCGCGTGCTTCTGGCCAACCAGACCACGGCCGCGCAGAACGGCATCTACGTGGTCGGCGCCGTCGGTGGTGGCACCGCCGCCCTGACCCGCGCCGCCGACTTCGCCTCGGGCCTCGCCATCGTCAACGGCGAGATCGTCGAGGCGAGCGAGGGCACCCTGTGGCAGGGCTCGACCTGGAAGGCCATGTGTACCGGCGCCTGTGTCGTCGGCACCGACGACCCGCTGTTCTACCCGCGCCAGGTCAAGGGCACATTCATCCTCGTGGCCGGCACCATCACCCTCGGCTCGACCCAGGGCCTCTACCTCTTCAGCACCACCAAGAGCGCGGTCACCTTCAACCGCAACACCGCCGGCACCACGACCTCGACGGTGGCCTACGCCGCCCCGGTCGCCTCGCGCGTCGCTGGCAAGTCCGGCACGGGCGCGGTGCTGATCCGGGCCGAGGTCGCCGCCGGCACCATCAACAACGCCGACGTGTCCACCCTCGACTTTTGCATCACCAACTGGTGAGACGCCATGCCCTCCAAATGGCAAGGCGTCCCGCCTGACTGGTCCGCGCCCGCGGTCAAGGCCGTGTCCGTCTCTGCGGCCGACAGCGACCTCGCCGTCGTGCCGTGCCGCGCGGTCTACGTCGGCACGGGCGGCAACGTCGCCTTGATGCTCGCGGACGACACCGTCGCCGTCATCTTCACCAACGTCCCGGACGGCACCCTGCTGCCGTTCGCGTGCAAGCAGATCCGCAGCACGAGCACGACGGCCTCCGGGCTCGTCGCCGTGTACTGACCGCCGCCGCCCCGCCACCCACCACGACGCCGACCATGAGCCTCTTTCAGCGCGTCGGTGCGTGGTGGACCCGCGCCACCAAGCCGGTGGTCGTCAAGATCGACGCCGGCCCGACGATCCATGACCTCCCGCTCTACTCGCAATACCAGCGGGTCGGCGGGCCGCTCACCCCGGAGCAGGTCACCGACGCGGTGAGGCACGCCGATGTCGGGACCATGTGGCCGCTGGTCACCCTGGTCAACGACGCCCGGCGCAAGGACGGCCACCTGCAAGCCATCCTCGGCACCCGCGAGATGGCCCTGCCGTCGCTGCCGTGGGAGGCGTTCAGCGCGCCCGGCGCGAGGCGCAAGGACCGCAAGGCCGCGGAGTGGCTGACGGAAGCCCTGACGCAGGCCGCGGGCGGGCCGCAAGAGGGCACCACGCTGCACGGGCTGCGGGGCCTCTTGGCCCACATGCAGAGCGGCGTGCTGCACGGCTACGCGCTGGCCGAGACCGTGTGCGAGAAGGCCGAGGGCCTGCTGTGGCCGGTCGGCTGGAACACCGTCGGCGCCCATCGCGTGCTGTTCGAGTCCCGCACCGGGCGCCCGCACTGGTTCGACCCGACCGGCAAGACGCAGTACCCGGGCATCGACCTGCGCGCCGGCTTCGCACCCGGCAAGCTCATCTTCTACCAGCCCCGCGTGACCGGCGACGAGCCGACCCGCGAGGGCCTGGCCCGCGTGCTCCTGTGGGCCGCCCTGTTCCGCAACTGGAGCCTCCGCGATTGGGTCGCCCTCGGCGAGCTGGCGTGGAAGCCCTGGCGCACGGGCATCTACAAGAAGGGCGCCGACAAGAAGGACATCTCGGAACTGCGCGACGTGCTGCGGCAGATGTCCGCGTCCGGCGTGGCGCTGGTGCCGGAGACCACCGAGCTAAAAGTCGAGTGGCCCGCCGGCAACAAGCAGGACGGCACGCACCAGGGTTTGATGGCCTTCCTGGCCGGCGAGATGAGCAAGGCCGTCCTTGGCCAGACGCTCACCACCGAGGCCGGCGACAAGGGTGCCCGCGCGCTCGGTCAGGTCCACGATCAGATCCGCCACGACATCCTCGAGTTTGATGCGGTGTCCGTGGCCGAGGTGCTGCGGCGTGACCTGATCGCCCCGCTCATCCGGCGCAACTTCGGCCCCGACGTGGCCGTGCCCGGCTTCCGGTTCCTGACCGAGGAAGCTGTCGACCTTCTCAACTTCAGCCAGGGCCTGCGCAACCTCACCGCCTCGGGCCTCCGGGTACCGGCGGCGTGGGTGCGTGATCGCGTCGGGGCCCCTGAGCCCAAGGACGGTGAGGAATGCCTTGGCCCGCCCGACCCGAGCGCGGGTGAGGTGGACATCCCCATCGACCCGGCCACCGGCCTGCCGGCTGACCCGGCCCCACCGCCCACGGCGCCCGCCAAGGAACCCACCCCATGACCCTCCCTGACCAGCGCCGCGAGACCGCCGCCGTGCTCCACGCCGACGGGTTCGAGATCCGCGCCATCAACGAGGACTCGCGCAGCGTCGATTACATCTGCTCCACCTCGTCGGTGGACGCGCACGGCACCCGCATCGAGCAGAACTGGCGCCTCGACCGCTACAACAAGAACCCCGTGGTGCTCATGGCCCACGATTGCGACGACATCCCGATCGGGCTGGCGAGCAACGTGCGCGTGATGAACGGGGCTCTGGTCGCCACGGTCACGTTCGCGACCGAGGACATCAACCCGGAGGCCGAGCAGTGCTGGCGCGCCGTCAAGGCCCGTTTGCTGCGCGGCATCTCGGTCGGATTCAAGCCCCACGCCTACCGCTGGGAGATGGATGGCGACCGGGAGATCTTCGTCCTCGACGACAACGAGCTGCTCGAACTGTCGGTCACGCCCGTGCCGTCCAACCCGGACGCGCTCGCGCTGCGCGCTGCCGACACCGCCACCCTCCAGACCCTTCGCGCCGAGGCCCAGGCCAAGCGCGCCAAACCGGAGAACCCGCCCATGAAAGAACTTGAAGAACTGCGCGCCGCGCTCTCCGCGAAGGACAGCGAGCTGGCCGTCACCCGCGCGACCGAGGCCAAGCTCTCGGCCGACCTCGCCTCCACCCGCGCCGCCGCCGACAAGGCCGCCGCCGACCTGAACGACGCCGTCAGCCGCGCCGCCCTGCTCACCGCCGAGGCCGAGCGCCTGGGCAAGAGCAACGCCGACCTGGCCGAGCGCGCCGCCAAGGCCGAGGACGCGCTGCTGCGTTCGTCGGTCGAGGCCCGCGTCGGCAAGGACGTGGACCCGGCCGAGGTCGAGCACCTCGTCGCCCTGCGCAAGGCCGCCCCGGACCTCTACGAGGCCGAGATGAAGCGCCGCAGCGCCTCCGGTCGCAACGACGCGCTGACCGAGCAGATCCTCCCCGCCGACGCGCCCGAGCAACGCTCCGTCGCCGGCAACCCCATCGACAACCTCAACAAGGCGCTGGCGCGCCACCTGCCCAAGGAGTGAGCCATGGCCGCTCGCGCATCCGTTGAAACCAGCCTCGCCCTGAAGAAGAGCGCGACCGTCAAGGCCGCCTCGTCTGTCACCGAAGGGTACGCCATCAAATTCCACACCGACGGCACCGTGCTCAACTGCACGGCCGGCGACGCCGCCATCGGCTACGCCCTCGAATCCGGCGCGGCCGGCGAGGTCGTCTCGTACATCTCCGTCGGCTCCACCGCCTCGGTCAAGGCCAAGGTCGGGACCGGCGGCGCCACCATCGGCGCCTGGCTCAAGATGGCCAACGACGGCGTCACCGACGCCGGCACCCTCGGCGGCGGCACCACCCTCGTCAACGTCGTCGGCCTGGCCGTCCAGACCGGCAACGCCGCCGACTTCATCGGCGTCATCCCCATCGCCTTCGCGGGCGTGAAGGCTTGAAGGAGAGCACCATGCAGACCCCCCACAACGATACCGCCAAGGTGCGGTCCTTCCACGCCGCCCGCAGCGCCCTGGCCGCCCTGCGCCGCAGCAACGACCCGGCCGACCAGAAGGCGTGGCGCGACGTGCGCGATGCCGTGGTCAGCCTCGCCTCGAAGAGCGAGGCCGATGCCGCCGTCGAGCGTGCGCTGGTCGAGCGCGGCATGGTCGCCCGTGCCGTCTCGCCGTCGTCCGTCCACGGCGCGACCTTCATGGCCAACATGTCGGTCCAGTACGTCAACGAGGCGTACATCGGCGACGAGATCGTCCCCATCGTCCCGGTCGCCAAGTTGACCGACGAGTACCCGATCTACGCCAAGCGGGATCGCCTCGCCATCCCGGACGACTCGATGAAGGGTCGCAGCATGGCCAACGAGGTCAGCGACTCGCGCTCCTCGTCGAGCTACACCTGCGTCGGCCGTGGTCTGAAGAAGGCCCTGGAAAAGAAGACCATCGACAACCAGGACGAGGTCTTCGACGAGATGATGGACCTGAACGATCAGGTCGCCGACATGATGGCCCTGGCGCGCGAGCAGCGGTCCATGACCCTGCTGACCACGTCCGGCAACTACGGCGGCAACACCGCCGCGGTGGCGGCGGCTGACCGCTGGAACTCGGCCGGCGGCGGCGACCCGGTCAAGACCATCCGCACGGCGCTCTACGAGTGCTGGAAGGGCAACGGCCCCGGCAAGATGATCGGGTTCTGCCCGCTGTCGGTGTACCTCGTCCTCGGCACCCACCCGGCCATCCTCGACCTGACCAAGTACACCAGCGCCGGCATCGTCCCGCGCCAGGTGCTCGCGTCGCTGTTCGAGCTGGACGATCTGATGATCGCGAAGGCGTGGCAGGACACCGCCAACGAGGGGCAGAGCGAGAGCATCTCGCGCCTCGTCACCTCCAAGTGCTTCGGCATCGCCCGGGTGGCGTCCAACCCGACGAAGCGCAACGCCTCGTTCGCCTACAACTTCCGCTTCAAGGGTGAGATCAACAACCTCACCTGGTACGAGGAGAAGGAAGGCACCCGCGGCGTCTACTGGAACCAGCAGACGACCGACGAGATCGCGCAGGCCATCGCCCCCACCTCGGGCTACCTGCTCACCACGGTCATCGACTGATGGCGCGCCGCGACCGTGACCGCGTGGCCTCGCCCGCGACGGCCGCAGCGCCCTCCGCGGAGTCCTCGCCCGCGCCCGACGTACTCGCCGTCGAGCCTGCGCCGGACGAGGCCCCGCCGCCGCCCGCCTGGCCCGCCCCGCATCGCATCGTCGGCCCCGGGTCGGTGCTGCTGGGCGGCCTCTTTCACCGCCCCGGCGCCGTCGTCTCCCTGTCCGAAGCGGACGCCGTGACCTTCGGCGCCCTCGTCGAGCCCGCCTTACCCGCCATGGCCTACTTCACGCAGACCGACCTGGACCGCGCCATCGGGGAAGCGCTTGTCCTGCGTCTGCTGGACGACGACAACGACGGCACCGTGGACGCCGGCACCCTGGCCGACCTCGTGGCCGACGCGGACGGCGAGATCAACGGGTACATCTGCCGGCTCTACACCTACGCCACCATCGCGGCCTCGCCGCCTGCGCCTCTGCGCCGGCTCGCCGTGGACGTGGCCATTCAACTCGCCTACCTGCGCCGCCCCGAGTTCCTGAACGACAAGGGCGAGACCCCGTGGGAAGGCCGCTACCGCCGCGCGGTGGCCAAACTGGCCGAGATCCGCGACGGCAAGTTCCGGCTGGACGTGGACGGTGAACCGGAGCGCCCGGCCAACGTCGGCGCCGACCTGTTCACCGGGACCGACCAGTACCCGGACGGCATCGGCACGGGCGTCTGGTCCTCCGGGTTCGGTGACTTCTAGTGTCGGTCCTCGAGATCGACATGAGCGAGGCGGTCCGGGCCTTCACCGTGTTCCAGGTGACGCTGGCCAAGGGGGTGCAGGCGGCGACCAAGGCCGAGGCCGAGGCCACCCGCACGCGCATCGTGTCCGGCGCCTACTGGACCAACCGCAAGGGCCGCCTCGCCAAGTCGTTCAAGGTGACCACCCACCCGGAGATGCTGGGCGCCATGCTGCGCTCGGGCTCCCGGGTGGCCGTGTTCCTGAACGCCGGCACCAAGCCCCACCCGATCACCGGCCGCCCGCTCCGGTTCATGGTCGCCGGCTCGCCGGTCTTCACCCGCAAGGTGATGCACCCCGGCACCAAGCCGCGTGATTTCGAGCGCAAGGAGACGGCCGCCGCCGAGCCCCTGACGCTCGCCGCCATCGACCGCGCCCTGTCCACCGCCATCGACCGCGCCAACCTCGGCTAACCCCACGCCCATGTCCCTCGTCACCACCGCCGGCAAGGCCGCGCTGCTCACCGCTGCGACCGCCTGGGGGGCCGCCACCATCAAGGTCGTGCTGGTGGGCGACGGGTACACCCCGGACGCCACCGCTACCAACCTCACGACCGCCGCTACCTACGAGATCGCCGGTACCGGCTACGCAGGCGGCTACGCAGGCAGCGGTCGCAAGACCCTGGCGTCCAAGACCGTCACCGCGGACCAAGCGGACGAGGTGGCCCGGCTCGACGCCGCGGACCTCACCTGGACCGCACTGGACGCCGGGCTGGTGCGCTACGCCCTGCTGGTCATCGAGACCGGCGGCAGCGACGCCACCAGCGTCTTGCTCGCCTGCCTGGACGTGCCGGCCACCCTCACCGACGGCGCCGACTTCACCCTGACCTGGCCCGAGTCCGGCCTGCTCGTGCTCTGACCCATGCCCACGCCCGTCGCTGCCTCGGCTGCTTGGTCTGCCGGTGCGCCGGCCACGACCGAGCCTGACCCGCGGTTCTTGCTGGGCGGCGTGTCCCTGCCGGCCACCACGCCGGCCACGGGCGCCGACCTGCTGACCAGCGCCGATCCGTTCCTCGCGGAGGCGCTGCCGTACCTGCAACACGCCCTCAACCTCACGCTCGCCGCCCCCTACGCGGCGGCCATGTCCGGGCAGACGCAGGCCAGCAACGCCGCCTGCGTCGAGACCTCACCCGTGGACCCGGCGGCCTACCTGGACACCCGGGCGCTGCGGCTACCGCTGCTGGCGCTCTACCCGGTGTCGTTCGCCACGAGCGAGCGGACCATGCAGTACGAGCGGTTCAGCGTCACCTACCGCCTGGACTACCTGCTGCCGTCCCTGACCTGGGACCAGCACCGCCGCATCGGCGCGCTTCTGCAAGCCGCCCTCGGGGTGGTGCTGCTGGCCATCCGGCGCGGCGGCCTGCCGTCCTACCGCAGCGGCCGGCGCGTCTGGGACGAGGCCGGGGTCGAGGCGGTGCAGATGGTCTCGGGCGAGTTCGGCGGGTACGAGGCGCTGAAGACCGCGCAGGTGTTCCCGGCCGCGTCTGCCCAGATCCTCGTGCATCTGCGCGAGAGCGACGACGTGGACGCCGGGCTGCCCTTCTGGGGCAACAGCCTCACGACTCAGACCGTTGCCGACGACGGCGACGCCCTCACCGTGGCCCAAGGCCGCACGGACATCCCATGACCCAACCCACCGTCCGCTGGTCGTTTGCCGGCGTCGATGGCGTCAACGTCCAGTGCCCGCGCGCCCTGGACAACGGCGTCGCCCGCATCCTCGGCAAGCGGTTCGTCGATGGCGCCTACGCGCTGTCCGAGCCGACCGCCTACACCCTCAGCAAACGCGAGGCCGCCATGCTGCGCGGCCACTTCGCCAAGTGCCTGCGCGCGGGCGAACTGCTGCCCGCCGACGCCGCCACCGCCGCCGCCTTCGGTCTGACCTTCAAGGAGCCCGCACCATGAGCACCCTCACGATGGCCCTGACCGGGCTTGACACCAGCAACCCCGTCCCCGGCATCTATGCGGAGGTGCGCTTTGCGCAAGGCCAGACCGCGGGCGACCTCGGACCCAAGCGCGTCCTGATCCTCGCCCCCAAGACCAGCGCCGGCAGCATCACCGCCGACACGCAGATCGTCGGGCCCCTGTCCGACGAGGCCGACTTCATCACCTACGCCGGCCCCGGTTCCATCGCGCACCGGATGGCCCGCGCGTTCCTGGCGTCGTGCAAGTCCGTCGAGGTCTACCTGCTGTGCCCGACCGCGGCCACCGGGTCGGC